CTAGCCGACCGCGCCGATGGCCATGAACAGCCTGCGCTGCTCGTTCCAGTCCATCGGGAAGGGATGGGCGATCAAGGCGCCGAGCGACAGGGCCTGAGGCTGACGCCCCGCCATGATCTGCTCCACCAGATCCGGAGCCATGTAGGCCAGGGGCAGTATCTGGCCGAGATACCGAACACAGAGATTCTCGGCCTTGGCCAGTTGAGTGGTCGATCCATGACGGCCCGTCCTGAGGTCGGCCGTCCATCGCCTGGCCATTGCGACGGCCCTGACCAGGGCGCGATCGATCCGATTGGCCGCGGTCGGGGACTGTCCCTCGGCCTCTATCAAGACCGCGTTGTGCCGGTGCTTCAACCGCACCGGCAGGATCCACTCGGTCTCGCCATCGGCCCGCTCCTCTCGTTCGGCGGCCGGGATGGTCCGGTCGCCGGGGATCGCTCCCTTGGCCGTCAGGATACGAACCTGGGTCTCGCCCAGGGTGACCTTGGTCACGGCGGCCCGCAGCCGCTGGTCGGGATCGACGTCCAGCCTCCAGGCTGGATCGAGCGCCAGCAGGATCCTGTTCGCCACGAAGGCCTCGATCACCCCGGCGGAGATTCGCGTCACGCTACCGGCCTCGTCCTTCCTTCCATTTTCCAGGGCGACCGAGGAGTAGAAGCGGTAACGCTGGCCAGCCTTCCCCTTGGTATGGACCGGCCGCATCGTATGTCCCCGGTCATCCTTCAGAATGCCGACCAGAAGGCCGCTGGTTCCCCGGACGCGATCCTCGGCGAGCGATTGGCTGCGCCGTGTCAGGGCCGTGTTGACGGCCTGCCAGGTCTCGGGAGGCACGATCGCCTCGTGCGCGCCCTCTACCAGCTTCTCCTTGTGCTTGAGCGCGCCCTTGTAGACGGGGTTCATCAAGATCAGCCTCAAGGCGCCGGGACTGATCACGGCCCCGCCCCTGACCTTGCCGGCCTTGGTAGTCCGGAGCTTGGATCGCACGCCCTGTCGCTTCAGTTCGGCCTGGAGCTCCAGGACCGAGCGCAGTTCGAGGTATCGTTCGAAGATCATCCTGACGGTGGGAGCCTCATCGGCGTTCGGGATCAGCCTGTGGTCCACGCCGTCGTATCCCAGCGGCGGCGGCCCTCCCATCCACATCCCCTTGGCCTTGGACGCGGCGATCTTGTCTCGGATCCGCTCCGCCGTGACCTCCCGCTCGAACTGGGCGAAGGACAGCAGGACGTTCAGGGTCAGCCGCCCCATGCTGTTGGTGGTGTTGAAGGCCTGGGTCACCGAGACGAAGCTGACGCCCTTGGCGTCGAAGGCCTCCACCATCTTGGCAAAGTCCGGCAACGACCGGGTCAGGCGGTCCACCTTGTAGACCACCACGATGTCGATCTCGCCCTTGGCGATATCGGCCATGAGCTGCTTCAGCCCCGGCCGCTCCATGCTGCCGCCGGAATAGCCGCCGTCGTCATATTCCCGGGGTAGGGCCGTCCAACCCTCGCCGGCCTGGGACAGGACATAGGCCTCACAGGCCTCCCGCTGGGCGTGCAGGCTGTTGAAGCCCTGTTCCAGCCCTTCCTCGGTGGATTTACGGGTGTAGATGGCGCAGCGCAGGGTCTTCATGGCCGCCCGACCTTTCCATGACCGGCCTTCCTCTGACCGAAGAAGGCCGGTCCGTTCCACTTGGTGCCGGTGATGGCGAAGGCGACCTGGCTGAGGGAAGCGAAGTCCCGCCCCCTGTAGTTGAAGCCTTCCTCCTGCACCCAGACCTCATGGCGTTCCCCTCGCCAGTCCTTCACGAAGCAGCTACCGGCCTTGATCCTCGGAGCCTGGGACGGCTGGTAAGATTCGTCTTCGACGAACCGCTCCGCCAGCTTGGCCAGGCGCTGTTCCATGGTCCGGGACAGGCCGCCCTCGCGGGCGACCTGTTCGCGATATGCGATCTCCCGCGCCATCAGGTCGCGGGATCGGAGCTTTGGCGGGGTGGTCATGAACTTGTCCCGCCACTCCGCCCGCAAGCCCTCCAGGGTCACCGTGTCTTCCATCACCGGGCGGCCGTGATGCGATAGACGGTCAGGCCCTCGACCTTCTCGGTCGCCACCGCCAGGCCCAGCTTCTTGCGGATCTGCCCGGCGATGGCGCCGCGCACGCTATGGGCCTGCCAGCCGGTCGCCGCCATGATCTGAGCGGCCGTGGCGCCTTCGGGGCGGCGCAGCAGGGCGATCACCTGGCTGATCTTGCTGACGCGCTCTGGCTTCGATGCGCCTTCGCCAGCCGGCTTCACATTGTTCTGGTTCATGATTTCTCTCCATCCGCACCTTCGCGGTGGAGCGACCAACGCTTCCTTCCGCCGCCAAGTCCAATGGAAGAAGGAGAAATCTCAGCGCCCGGATTGTGTCCGTCGAAGGAGTTCCAGGGCGCGGGCCAACAGGGCTGCCTCATCCGCCAGCGACGCCACGTCTGGCAGGGCGTCCATCACATCGTAGGCCGTGGCCAAGTCCCCAGCCTGCTCCAGCCGCGTCCAGATCGCCGACAGCATGATGTCTTCCGCATGCCGGGTTGGGGGTCTTGGTCTTCACTTTCGGTCATGACCACCACACGGGCTTCCTTGGGCCAAGAAGTCGAGGGGCCGCATGGAAAGACGGGTTGGCACCAGTTGCTGACGTTGGTGCCCTCCAGGAACAGGACATTCAACGCGCAAAGCGCAAGGGCGAGATCGCCCCTTAGCGGAAGCACGATGGGCCTGCTTATGCGCGAGCCTTCGCCACCGATTGGGTCGATGGTGCCAAGCGGCGGCAGCACTCGCCGAAGATGCTCGCAATCCGGGCCTCTGTCCGGGACCACGACCGCGGCTTTCATCGCCATGCGTTCGGCAAATATGTGCGCTTCCCGGTCGCGGACGCAGTCGAGCCGCTGTTCACTCCGACCGAGATGGAGGTCATTTTCGAGGCCAACTCGGGCCTGTTGGAGGCTTATCTCTCGGAATATGTCGACCATCTCGACGGGGCGGGGCCCAGCACGATCTCCGGCCTCTATGTCCGGCGCGGCGTGAAGATGCCCGCGGCCGACGCGCACCGAATCGAGATGTCGGAGTTCAGCTCCTATTCTCTGGGGATCGGCGCGGTGGAGCAGTTCGCGCAGCAACACACCGACAAGACGAAGGCCAGCGGCGTGCAGTCGATCTTCTCGGCACCGCTCCCGGCCGTCCAGAAGCGGATCGTCGCCTTCGCGCCGTTCATCGCCAAGATGGACCTGCGCCAGCTTGAGCTGGTGGTGGCACCGCCTGTCGAGAAGATGCTCTTCGTCGACCAGGGCGAGTTCGGCGGCATCCGCGAGTACGGGTTCGAATAGCAGGGGGCTTGGGGGATGAGCATCGACGACGCGACGCCGACCGCCGCCGACCCCGGCCAAGGGCACGCCCTCCAAGCCGCTCGCGCACCTGGACGATCGACCGGTTCCCCAGCGCCGGCAGCAGACGCAGGCGGCGGAAATCGGACGCGGCGTCGTCCAAGACATCTCCGACCACGACGAACCCACCTTCCTGTAGCCGCCCTGTCTTCGAACCAAGGCCCAGCACAGACACGGGCCGGCGTCGGTCCGCCTCGGAGATGATCGTCTGGTCTTCCACGGCCGGCCTCAGTGGACGCGTCGCCAGCCCGACAGGGTGATGACGCCGGGCGGGCCGGCATTCGGGGCGGACGCGGCGCGGTCCAGACGGATCGCATAGCGTCCTGAACCGGGTTCGCCTGAGAAAACGAGGGCGTCGCCCGGACGGGCCGTGGAAAGATACCGAGTCAGATAGGTGATCCGGTATTCGTTGCGCGTGCCCGTGCCGTGAAGCTTCTTGTTGTAGTAGACGAAACGGAGGCGGCGGGCCTGACCGTCATCGTCAGTCACCTCGAGCCACGCTTCAGGGTTCTCAAGCGCAGGGTCGAGGGCCGGAAAGAAGGCGAGCAGCTCACGATCGCCCTTCGGAACCAGAATACCGGCCTGGTGTCCGCCGGTGAGGCCGGTGTCGTTGGCGCTCAGGATCTTCGAGAAACTGACTCCGGTCATACAGCCGGCCTCAGGCTCAGCGCCCGCTGAAGATCTTCGCGATCCTGTCCGCTCGGCGGCACAGCCTCCGCGCCCATCTCACGCCGACGCTTCGCCCGCTCCATCATCACCTCCTCCACGGTATCGACATAGAACATATGATAGACTGTTACCGGCTCAGTCTGCCCCCGGCGGTGGGCGCGCGCGCTGGCCTGAAGTTCGAGGGCGGGGTTCCAGACTTGGGTGTAGTGGATCACCACCGTGGCCGCCGTGATGTTGAGGCCGGCACCGGCCGCCCGGGGATTGAGCACGAGCACGGCCGGTCCCTCGAAGGCCGCAAAGCGGTCGACCATGGGCTGACGATCATCAGCGGGAGTAGAGCCATTGATGGCGCCCCAGAATGCCCCCGGCGCTCCCATCCGTTCCGCCGCCTCGCGCAGAAGCGGTCCGCAGGCGTTGAAATTGGCGAAGATCAGGACCTTGCGACCGTTCCGGAATGCTTCGACAACTAGGCTAACCGCGCGCTCGAGCTTCGGCGTGAGCAGTGCCGCGCCTGAGCTCCGGGCGATCTCGATACGGTCCTCCCAGTCGGTCGCGTCTGGGTCTGAAGACCTGAGCCACGGGTGAGCGCAGAACAGCTGGAGCTGACCGGTCGCCACCAGCGCGCCCGCCGCCGGATAGCGCTCGAGCGTCTCGTCAAGAACGGCGTCATAGTCCGCCGCCAGTCCGGATCCGAGTTCGACCGCCACTTCGACGTCCGTCCGCTCAGGCAGGTCATCGGCGACGTCTCGCACGCGTCGTCTCAGAACGACCGGTGCTGTGATCTGCGCCAGTCGGCGCGCGGCATCATCGTCGTCGGGAAACAGAGCCTCGAAGACAGTCTGATCTCCAAGCAACCCGGGAACCGCCAGATCGATCAGGGACCAGAGATCGAGCAGATGGTTCTCGACCGGAGTGCCGGTGACGGGAACGGTCCGCAGGCGGGGGATCGAAGCCACGGCGATCCGCCTCTGTGAGGCAGGATTCTTGACGGCCTGCGCCTCGTCGCAGATCAGCCAAGACCACTCGAGCGCGCGGAAAAGGACGAGGTCGTTGACGGCGGTGTCATAGGTGGTCAGCAGGACTTGGGCACCTAGCAGGTCTCTGGGCAGGCGCGCGCGGTCGGGTCCCCGGTGAATACGAAGGCTGAGCTCCGGTGCGAAGCGCTGTAGCTCCCGGGTCCAGTTGGCGATCAGGGTCGTCGGGGCGAGGATCAAGGCCGGGGTGTCGGGCGTGGGAGGATCTAGCAGTATCGCGCCGATGATCTGGATCGTCTTGCCCAAGCCCATCTCGTCGGCGAGCACAATGCCGCCCGCTTCCCGGACGGCGTCGGCGATCCATGCCACGCCGCCGGCCTGGTAGGGGTAAAGAGTCGCCTGCAGTCCGGGCACGGCGAAGCCGTCCGGCGAGGCGAGCGTTTCGGCGGAGGCGTCTGTGAGGGCCTCGGGCGCGATCTCCACCCTCAGGCGGTCATCGGACGCGCGCTCCAGCGCGAGCACCTCCGGAAAGGTCAGATTGTCGGGGCTCAGGCCGGAGAGCCTCTCGCGCACGAGATCCGGGGTATCATGAGGCAGGGGACGCAGACTTGTGTCGTCACGGACCCAGGCGAAGTCGAGGCCCGGCGCTTTCATGACATAAGCCTGCCCCCGCCGCATCCGGACGGCCTCGAGAGCCGCGCAATATCGACCCTCGGATCGACGGATCATCAGGACGGGATCGAGAACGCTGTCGAGGACGGCGAGCCCGTCGCCCAGTCGAGCAGACGCTGTCATCCAGTCCTTTGGAAGGTCGGCGAGTTCAGGTGGCGACATGACCGAGCTTTCCGCGAAGATCCTCGATCGTCCAAGGGACGGGGCGCCGCGTGTGTGCTGCACGATGGCAGTTGGGGCAGAGAGGGATCAGGTCCGAGGCTGGATCATAGGGGCGAGGTTCCGCCAACAGGGAGACTGGTTCGAGGTGATGCACTTCGATGATTGAGCCAGCGTCGCCATAGAGCCCTTCGGGTTCAAGGCCGCAGACGGCGCAACGTTGGCCGTGGATCGACAGGCACAGCAGACGATTTCGGGCGCTGCGTTCGCGCCGTCGGATCAGGCTCTCGGTGATCCTGCCCTCTTCGTCGTACTCCTCGGGCTGGGCGTCCTGGTAACCGATGAGCTCGGCCATGGCGGCCATGAGCGGCACCATCACGGTCTCAGCGGTCGCTACGATCGCCGACTCGCTCTTTGGAGACTCGATGTCGCGCACCAGAATTTCGGCCCCGAAATCCTGCCCGGTGACGTGCCAGTCGTCCAGCGACTGATCCGGTGCGATCAGACACTGTCCGGGGGCTGCAGCCTGGGTCATCAGCGCGCGGGCCATGGTCAGCCGTTCCGGGGGAGCGTGCCTCATCTGATCGATGCAGGGGCGGGCGAATTTGCCGAACCGGACGGAAACCCTGTGACGGCGCAGGCCCGAGGGATGCAGCGAGACGACTGGGCCGCCTTCGGCTCCCAGATCCGAGAACCACGCGGTCAGGCCCGCGCGCGCCTGAGAGGCGTCGGGGGTGACGTCCACACCAGCCCCCGTGCCGCGCTCCAGAACGGCCCTGAGCGTCTGGGTCCGCTCTGGCGTCAAGCGTCCGCCTCGACCTCAGCCACGGCGACCGCGATCTCCTCTAGGTCCTTGGGCGACGGAGCCGGCGTGTCCTTGAGGAGCTTGCGCAGGTTGCTGGAGATCTCCTCGCGGATGTCCTCAAACATGCTGGCGAGCTCGGGATCGGAGTTGTTCTGTTCAGCCGCCGCGAAGGCCCAGAGCAGGAAGTCGATGCCTTCCACCGCGTCGCCGAGCGCGGCGGCGCGCAGATAGATTTTCTGGTAGAAATCGTGGTGCCGATTGATGCGCACCCCAATGCGGTGACCGCTGCTGCCAGTGCTGCGCATCGCTGGCTCCCAGACGTGGCCGCTGGTGATGTCATCTACCGCCTCGATGAAGGCGCGGTCCGGATCGACATTGTTGTTGACGGGGATGTTGAGCCGAATCCCGGCACCCCGATTGTTGTTGACGGTGACCTCCTGACTGGAGGCGTCAACCTCGACGACGGATGCGGCCTTTGGCGAGACCTTGGCGATGGTCTTGTTGGAACTGGTGCTGGAGACCGTGAGATCGGTCGCCACCTCCTTGTTCTTGCGGCGGTAGCGTCGGTCCGCCTCGTTCCAGAAGGGTGTCAGGGTTTTGCGCAGGGAGTCTTCAAGTGCGGGATCGAAGAGAATTCGGGACTTTTTGACGTCGATCTTGAAAGCATCGTCGAGCTCGTTGTCGAAGTCGAATTCCACCCGCAGAAGGGAATAGTGAGGGTCATCCGACCGGAAGACGCCAAGCCAGCCGCCATGGTGGATGATCCGGCCCTCCCGATAGATGTAGAAGCCCTGCGCCCGGCTGGAGATTCGCGCCTGATCGTTCTCTTCGCGGCTTAGATCCTTACTGTGAGGAAGGATCCACGCATTCATCCGCGCCTCGTGGATCGCCCCGTCCTCGAGCTGGATTTTCAGCACGCGCGCGTGGTCCGGTAGGACCTGTTCCGACTTCTGAGGGAAGAAGGGGTTCCAAGGCTCGACCGGCTCATCATTCACCGAGATGGCGACGGTGGGATAGGTCATATCCGATGGGTCGAGGTAGCGATGGAACACCAGTGACAGGTGCTCCTTCAGCCGCTTGATGCGGTTCTTGATGGCGGTCTTTTCCTGCGCGCCGCCGGCATCCGCATAGTCCCGCGATAGCAGGCGGTCGCACTTGGACCAGACCACAAGCGTGCCGTGGTCATCGCCGCACAGTTCGTCGTACCAATGCTGTTCCGTGGCCGTCGGCGCCTCGCGCAGCATCTTCCAGTCGTTCTGACTCTCAACGTGCTCCAGATCCCACTCGAGCTTGCCGAGGTCGGTCTCGCCCTCTCGGCGGGAGATGAGCCCATACCGAAGGCAGATGGAGCTGGAGGCGGTTTTCAGCCCGAGACCGAACTTGCCGAGGCTCTTGGCGCTGGAGCGCTTCGGAGCGCCGTACCGCATGGCGCTGACGAGGCCTTCGCCATCCATGCCGTCGCCGTTGTCGCCGAAATAGACGAACTTGCGCCCGTCCTGCTGGAGCTCGACGCGGACGTTCACCTCGGTGGCGTTGGCGGCGATAGCATTGTCGATGATGTCAGCGGCAGCGGTGTTGAAGTCGTAGCCGGTGTCGCGCAGACCGTAGATCAGGCGCGACGGGTCCGGCAGATTGCGCAGAGCGTCGTCGTTAGTGGTCATCTGTATTCTTCCAGACAGGTTCCCGGCAAGATCCTCCCGATGGATCAAGCGCTTCTTTCAGCGTCGTGTCGGCGCTTCAGGCCAAGCTAACCCGAACGCGCGAAAGTTGAAGCCTAGATATTGCGGCCCCGTGCGTCAGTTTCGGTCGCATGCGGCCACGAGGGGTCCTTGCATACGGGCCAGCGAGAACATAGCAAGAACTGATTGAGTTGCGCGGCGGGACTCTTTCTGACACCTTGGCAAAAATCGACACAGCGGGGCGAATCAGTGGGACGGATCAGGACGAGGCATGACCGCAACTGCGCGTTTCACAAGCTGCGTCTGAAGGCGGGGCTGAGCCTTACGGAAACAGCTGAGCTTCTGAAAGTTTCGCCGCGTAGCCTGCTGCGGTACGACAAGGGCGACGGCGAGCCGTCAGCTCTCGCGATGGACGTCCTGCGCAAGGCAGCGGAGGCGCGCGATGCGACTCAACCGGCTCTCCAGCGCGCCTTCACCTTCATCGATCTATTCGCCGGAATCGGCGGGCTAAGGCGCGGATTCGAGACGATCGGAGGCCATTGCGTCTTCACCTCCGAGTGGGATCGGCATGCCCAAGAGACCTACCAGGTCAACTTCCGCGACAACCACCCGCCTGAGGGCGATATCCGTGAGTTCAGCGCCGAGCCGGGCAAGATCCCGGATCATGACCTGCTGCTGGCGGGATTCCCGTGCCAGCCTTTCTCGATCGCGGGCGTTTCGAAGAAGAACGCACTCGGCCGGCCCCACGGCTTTCTTTGCGATACCCAAGGCACTCTGTTTTACGACACTGCAGAGATTATCAAGGCCCGGCGGCCCGCAGCGTTTGTGCTCGAGAACGTCAAGAATCTCGAGCGGCATGACGGTGGGAACACCTTCCGTACCATCATCAACGTCCTGCGCAACGAGCTGGGCTATCAAGTCAGCCACAGGGTCATCAGCTCCGAGGCTTGGGTGCCTCAGAAGCGCGAGCGGATATTCATCGTCGGTTTCCGTGAGCCGACAGATTTCGATCTCAGCAGCCTGGAGCTGCCGGACCCGGCGAAAGGCCCGAAGCTGGGCTCGATCCTCGATCCACACGATCAGGTCGACGCCAAATACACCCTGACACCTAGGCTCTGGGAATATCTGAAGGCCTACAAGGCCAAGCACGCCGAGAAGGGCAATGGGTTCGGCTACAGCGTCTTCGGGCCGAACGATGTCACCCGCACCCTGTCGGCGCGCTACTACAAGGACGGTTCGGAGATCCTCATCGAACAGCCGAACAACCGGCCGCGCCGACTGACTCCGCGCGAATGCGCCCGGCTGATGGGGTTCGAGACGAAAGACCGACCCTTTGTGCTGCACGGCTCCGACACCCAAGCGTACCGCCAGTTCGGCAATTCTGTCGTGGTGCCGGTGATCGAATTCCTCGCGGCGGCCATGCGGCCCTATCTCGAGGCGGCCGTGGCGCGGGGCGAGGCCGAGGCCGAGGCGGTCCCAGTGCTGGATCAGGAGGCCGCCTGAGCCGCACCACCTGCATGCTCGACAGACCCGCGGCCGCGTGTCACCACCGGTATAATGGCAATCGGTAAGGCGTCTGAATGCGTCACGGAGGACTGTCCTCTCTGTTCGACGGCGTGGCGGTCAAACGACTTGCCGCCGTTGATGCGTCCCCGACGACCTCCAATCAGCACGAGATCACCGGCTCGGGGGCTCTGATTCGGATCTTGGGAGACCGGGATCACCGCCAGATCCGGGGCGGGAGAGATAGCCGCTTTGACGCAGTCTATGTCTGGCTGGGCGAAGAAGGCGAAAGCCTCACTGAGGACGGCCGGCTGTCCTGGTATGACTCCCGCCGCAACAAGCCTCGCCGGGCCGAGTGGCGCCTTTATTATCAGGACAACGCCGTCACCGAGATGATGTCGCCCGGTGACAGCCTGTTCCTGGCGCGACGCTCTGACGACCGGCTGATGTTCATCGTGACGCCTCCCGGGTCCACCAGCGAGAGCCAGCTCCTCTGGCTCTTTGGCCTCAGTCCGCAGATCTCTCTAGCATTCGAGCCGCGGATTCTCGCTCCTTCTGACGATACGGAGATCGGGTTCGCCGCACGGTTCATTCTGGACGAGCTGGGCATCGACGCAGAGGAGCCTGACGCCGCGCGTCTCGACGCGGCGCTCGAGCCTCTGGGTCTGAGCCTGCCCTCCGCAGTCGATCTGTCGACGCTCGCCCGCCGAACGACCACCGGCGTCGATCCCCGGACCGATCCGGACCAGACGCTGCTGTCGTGGATGCAGGAGGAGGACCGGCTGTTTCGGCGCTTCGAGCGGCGGCTCGTCGCCGCGCGGCTGACCGACGGATTTCGTGATGCAGAACAGTCGAAGGCCGATGGCTTTCTGGGGTTCTCGCAGGGGGTCCAGCAACTTCGGCGTACGCGCACTGACGCGGCATTGCGAAGTCACCTCTCCGCCCTGTTCCAGGCGCATGACCTCATCTTCGACAATCTGGCGTCGACCGGGAACGGACCGGCGTTTCTGTTTCCGGGACAGTCTGCTGCCGGGGATCCGACGTTCCCCGCAAGCCGCCTCACAGGCCTCGAGGTCAGCCTGACCCCGTCATGGCTCGACGAGAGGCCTGTTCGGGGCCTTGAACGCGTGTCTCCATGGCACGTCGTGACGCTGGAGCCCGGCCTGTCGACCAGCCAGACTGATGACCTCAGGCGAAGGGACAGGCGGCTGGTTCTGCCCCGTCCGCTCCATCCCACCCTGCGGATAGAGCAACGCGCTGAGCTGATGGATGTCGGCGACTTCCTGAGCTTGGCTCGGTGCCGTCAGGAGGCTTGAATGAACGTCCGCGGCTCTGCGTCGCGAAGATTTGTCCGGGACCTGTCCGAAGCCCGTGCCGATGCGTCGGTACGTCATGACCGATGAAGACAGGGCGGGTTTGACTGGGCGCGGGGCGACGAGGCCCGACCCCCATACACCGGAACAGCGGCGGCTCAATATGTCACGGATCGGCAGTCGCAACACCAAGCCGGAACTGATTCTGCGCAAGGCGCTTCATGCCGTGGGTCTCCGCTATCGCCTCCATGACAGGACTCTTCCCGGCACACCGGATATTGTCATGCCAAGCCGTCGGGCGGTCATCCAGGTGCACGGCTGCTTCTGGCACGGTCACGGCTGCCCGATGTCGGTGACCCCGGCCACGAATGCGGCGTTCTGGATCGAGAAGATCGGACGTAACAGACAGCGCGACCTCGAGACCGAAGTCGCGCTCGTGGACGCCGGATGGAGGGCTCTCATCGTCTGGGAGTGCGCTCTTAAGGGCCGCGCCAAGAGACCTGTGGCCGAAGTGGTCGAGGCGGTGCGGGGCTGGCTCGCGGCCGGTGGCGCAATCGATGAAATCAGCGGTCGGTGGAACGACCTCTGATGTGAGGACGGCCGCTCTGACCTAGCTACCGCCCTTTCGCCTGCGGCGAGGCGAACGATCGCTCTGTGATCGGGCGGAGGTCCGCGCTGAGCGATGGCGCATGCCGCCGAGGCCGAGGCGCAACGGGCTGCATAGGCCAGATCGCCTAGTATCGCCCTGCGCCAAGCCTTCGCGCCGGAGCAACGGTAAGCAAGCCGCCGTTCTCGACAGCGGCCTAGTTTCACGAACAGCGGATATGATTCCAAGTCTATAGGCGGTCAACCACTCTTCCACATGATCGGCAAACGCCACGAGCAGACCGGCGTCGTCATCACCAACAATCACGCGTGCGGGATTGGCCTGCGATGTTCAGCGACCCACATCGTTGCACACCTGCTGGAGCTGGCGATACTCGCGGCCCGAAACACCCTCGCCGCTGAGCTGAGCGAGCGTCGCCGCGCATGACGGCTTGGGCTTAGGCCGAGTGCAAGAATACACGGGCCACGCCACGAACATCAGGAGAAGTATGATCCCGACGATCGGGCCGCCGTTGTTTTGCTGCTGACTCATGTTTGCCGCTCCTGTTTTGAAACGAGCAAACCCTAACGCACACTTCCAAAATGCTACGTAAACGCTGTCGCCGTATATGCGTCATCCAGTCAGCTTTCGGAGATGGCGGCGAAGGCGGACAAACCCTTGCGGAAGGTGTTGGCGGAGAATCTCCGCCGCTATCGCGCCAATCGCGGGCTGAGCCAGGAAAGCCTCGCCGACGAGGCCGGACTGCATAGAACCTTCGTCGGCGCCGTGGAGCGATCCGAGCGCAACATCTCACTCGACAACATCGAGAAGCTGGCTGGAGCATTGAAGGTCACGCCCTATGAATTGCTCCGACCAAAGGCGGACCCATTGATCGTCCGCCCGACGCCCGGCTGAGTTGGCGGCTTAGCGGCCTAGCCGCAGCCCAACCGCGAACCCGGCCAAACCCCGCAGGATTTCGCCGCCCATAGCCCCAAGTCGACGACGCGCGACAGCGCGCTCGGCTTCGCCGATGGAGGCCCTCAGCTTGGCCATGTTCTCCTGGAACCGCGCCTCCAGATAGGCGTCCTGACGCGCGCGCCATTCCGCCCGCGCAGCTTCCTCGGCCTTTGCGACCAGCGCCGCCTTTTGCTCGACTGTAAGGGGCGGAACGCGGCGCTTGCCGAAGATAGGCGGGGCCGGTGGAGATATTGGTTGAAACGGCATGGCCGACCAACGCTTCCTCCTACGGCGAAGTCCAGTCGTCACCAGGATCGCTGGACGACCGTCAGATCGGGCTTTGTCGTGATCCACCCCAAGAACTGGCTGGTGGCGTCGACCTGGTCATCATGTTTCGCGCGAGGGAAGGAGATGAGTTCCTTCACATACTCATCAAGCCATGGCGCATGGTCTGGCAGGTGGACCGCCCCGCGCTGGAAGATCGGTGTTGACGCCCAAAGCCGGGAGACCTTGTTTTGAACAGGCGGAACGAGATCCAGATCAACATCCGGACAGGCCTGCCGAACCTGCTCGGCGACCAGTTCCATCCCATTGACCTTCTCCAACAGGATGACGCGGCGGATGGTAGGATACCTGTTCCATAGATCCACCATGGCGGTGACGAGATCGCCGCCGGAGAACCGACCTCTGACGACATCGCCCAGGTAGTAATTTCCACCACGCACGACCCAAACTGTACCGACCGACCAATCGTTGTTGTCACCCGTTCCAAAGGCCGTGTCCCAACTGAACACGACTTCATCGTTCATTGTGGCTTTGAAAGGCGCCCGGTAGCGCTGCAGCCATTCGAGCTTGACGATGTTGCCGCCCGGCATGACCGGCGATTGTTGATACTGCGATTGGAAGAAATCCTCCCCCATGCTCTCGCGGATCGCCGCAAGCGTTTCCCTGGACTCGAACCGAGAGTTCAGCGGATCGCCAATCTCCCGCGTCCACGTCAGCCCTAGACCAGCATCAAGCACCTGGCGCTCAGTCGCCAGGGCTGGGAGATTTAGATGGGTCCATCCGCCAGCTTCCAACAATCGGCCGGACAGATCATCCACATGCAAGCGCTGCATGATCACGATGATGCAGCCGGTTTCCTTGCGATCCAGTCGAGACAAGGCAGTGCTCTCGAACCATTCATTGACCCGTGTGCGAACCGTATCGGACCGCGCGTCCTCGGGCTTGATCGGATCGTCGATGATCAGGAAGTCACCGCCGAAGCCGGTGATGGGACCGAGGACCGTGGTTCCGAACCGCTTGCCCCGGTGCTTCATCAGGGTGAAGTCGGTGTCCGCGTTGGCCCTCGGATTGATCCGCGTCGTCGGGAACATCCGCTTGTAATCGGCTGTCTCCATCAGGGCCTTGGATCCGCGAGCGAAATCCTTGGTCAGAGCCTCCGAGTAGGTGATGTTGATTATCTTGCGGCTGGGATCGCGACCGAGGAGCCAGGTCGGAAAGACGATCGAGGCGAACTCTGACTTCAGGTTCCGCGGCGGCAGATTGATGATCAGCCGCTTGGTCTCGCCCGTGGCGCATTTCGTGAGCGCCGCCGACAACGCATGAAGATGCCAGCCGGATATGAGTTTCTGGCTGGGATGCAACTGGGACCACGCCCAAACGAAATAACCCATCAGGTCGGTTCGCAGGGCCGCATCATACTCGGCGCGCGTGAAGGCTGGAACAGCCATTAAACGTCTTCCCCACGCTCTCCGCGCGCCATCAACATCTTGCTGGCGATGGCTTCGAGAAGCTTGGCCTCATCGGTCGACAGCGCGTCGTCCGCCTCCTCGGCGAACTGCTCCGGCAGGGTGGTTTTGATCAGGCTGACGAACAGGGCGGCGTCTTGGGTCTTGCCCGTTAACGCCTGCGACATGAGCCGTGTCAGGACGGCCTCCTTGGCGGGAACCTGGCGCGGCACGCCCTTGATGGAGATGGTGACAGGCTGGTCTAGGATTTCTTGCAACAGGGTGCGCATGGAGCGCGCGCCCCTGGGACGTCCCGCCGGGTTGCCGGACTTCCCTTTGGCGAACTGCGAAGACCTCGGCGGTTTGCCGAAGCCAGCCACATAATCGGCCTCGTCAGCGCGGGCCTTTTGCTCGTCGGTCATTGGGCGGCGTTTCGCGGACCTCGTCATCAGAGGATCTCCCACACGCTGTCGGGACCCGATTCCGAAACTGGCTTCACGGCTTCGCTTTGGCGTCGAGACTGAACCTCCGAAAAGGCTTCGCCGGTTTCCACCAGTGTGGGTTCCTCGCCGGTCTCCGCGATGAACCGGCTTAGCGTCACATCGACATACTTTGGGTCGATCTCGGTCAGGCGGGCGATGCGGCCCGTGCGCTCAGCCGCGATCAGGGTCGTGCCGGAACCGCCGAACGGATCGAGGACGATCTCTCCCTGATGGGTGACGTCCAGGATCGCATCGACGATCATGGGCAGCGGCTTGACGGTCGGGTGGAAGGACAATGCTTCATCCCGGCCAGCGCCGAGGCTGGCGTATCCCGGATAGTTCCAGACGTTCGACCGGTAGCGGCCGTTGCTCCCCAGACCGAAGGTGTTGACGTTGGGCGCGTCGCCGACCTTCCAGATCGTCAGGAGTTCGTGCTGCGACCGATAGAATGTGCCCATCCCGGCGTTGTCCTTGGCCCAGACAACAAGCTGTTTGAGCTCTCCGAAAACGGCTTCACCGGCGGCGATCTGATCGACGACATGCCGTCCGTCGATGAAGGCGTAGAACAGGGCGCCGTCGATGCTATGCTGCTTGCAGTGATCGAAAACTTGTCGTTGGAACTCGACGAACTCAGCCCGTGTCATCTCTCCCGACGCCATGGCGAACTCACCGTGTCGCACCTTGCCGAGCCCTGAGACGTTGCCCGCGATTCTGACATTATAGGGTGGGTCGGTCAGGGTCAGCCGGACCCGTTCTCCAGCCAACAAGATGACGTAGACAGCGCCGTCACGGCTGTCGCCGCAGACGATACGATGACGCCCGCATAACCAAACATCACCCAGTTGCGTGACCGGGGCGCCGTCATCGGGCTCGGGAACTTCATCCTGCAGGGCACCGACATCGTCGGCCAAGGTGACCCGATCCACGAAGACCTGGTCAAAGCCGGTGAAGTCGAGGGAGAACTCGATGTCTGGATCAGCCAGAAGAGCGATGAAGTCGGCGCGAAGGACAGCCTCATCCCACTGCGCATGTTCGCCGATCCGGTTCAGCGACATCTGCAAGGCGCGCAGTTCGTTCGGCGTATAACCGCTGACGCGGATCACGGGGATGGTGTCGTGACCGAGCCGTTTCGCCGCCTCCAAGACCGCGTTGCCATCCAACACGACATTGTCGTCGGTGACCAGGATCGGCCTGACAACATCGAAGCGTTCGACCGCTCCGATCAGATTGGCCAGTTGGCGCTGGCCATGTTTGCGCTGGGGGCGCGGGTCCGGCTTCAATGAACCCACGGCCACATATTCGATCGCCATGGTGTGATTTGTTCGGCGTGGACTAACCTTGCCGCCCACGCGCGTGATAGGAGCGCGATGCTTAGCCACGAGCGCCTCCTGGCGGCATGTGGTCCTGCCCGATAGTGGCCAGCCAGGCTGGTCTGGTCGTCATCTTCGACATCACGTCTCTCCACGCCGCAGAGAGGACCTCCACGGCTTCAAAAGTTTCAGTTTTGATGTGAGAGGAACCGACGGTCCCTGAGCGTGAACGCGGAGGCGACGCCCCTGCGAGATCGATCGTGCACGGGTGGATAGGCGGTTTTCAAGTCGGGCGGAAAACTTTCCGTCGCAGCGGGCCGGCCCGATCAGGCCGGCCCCGGCCAATCCGATAGCGATCGGCCTAGTGGGCTTCATGCGGGTTCGCCGCCATCCCCACCACCGCGCTCGATCCGCCCCACCGTGCGGCGTCTCCCGCGGTCCCCGCGCTTATCGGGTCCGGGTCCCCATCGTCGCAATCGTTCAGGCTGCCTCGGGCGGCAGCGTGGATGTCATCTCGGTGATTGTCTGGAACTCGGTTAGGAATTCGGGACGATGCTGCATGAGGTAGCGAACCACTCGAGCGTTCCCGAGTAACTTGACCAGATAGCCCTTGATGACAGTCAGATGCAGATGGTCTTGGCCGTAAGTCTCCTGAATCGACGTGATCGCCTCCTGGAGACGCGCCAACTCACTTTCCATCCGAGCCACGGCTTCGGGAGTGATGCCCTTGATGTTTTTCGGTTTCGATCCATCCGCAAGTTGCGCCTGCGGCGTCCCAGCCAGGATCGCCGAGGCGTAGGCGACCGAATAGTTGTTGGCGTTCACAAGGAGTTCCGCAGCCTCGATCTGCCGGAGCGGATTCATTTTTCGAAGAATTTCGAACACCGCCATCGGACAGGGTTTGTCTTTTAGAATGGCGACCGTCTCGTCACAGATCCCATTCAGCATCCGGACCTTGCGACGAATGGACTCTGGGTTGACATCCAATGCCTTGGCGATCTTTTCCTCCGGAACGCCCCGCTCGATGGCTCGGCGGATCATCTTGTGCTCTTGAACCGACGACAATCGGCTGATCCGCTTGTTGTAGGTGAAGGCCTCGTCGTCAGTGGAAACCAGGCATTCGACCTGTTCGACGCCCAAATCCTTCAAAACCTCGATACGAACATGACCGTCCAGCAAGAGATAGGTGTCTGGATTTGCCAGATCTCGGGCCACCACAGGCGGCTCGACGAGACCGACTTCGCGGATTGAGGCGGCGATCTGCTGATACTTCTTGCTGGATTTCGTGGACGTCCGAAGCACCCGCACAGGGAGAAGGGCGCTCACTGACAGGATCACGCAGTTATCCTCAAAACCGTGCCTGACGATTTGCGAGGGGCCACGCTCTTTCCTCGTCAT